AATCAATGCGTTTGCTGATGCAGACTTCATTGGACCAGATGAACTTCCATACAAAGGTGGTATGGTTGCTAAAAGATGGCTTGGTTTTATGTGGATGACACATAGTGGACTACCAGTAACAGGTGGTAGAAGACAATGTTTCGCATATCACAGATCTGGAATAGGTGTAGCTATGGGTGCAGATGTAACCACAGAAATTAACTACATTCCAGAAAGAGTGTCTAATTTAATAACTGCATATATGAGTCTGGGTGTTGTCTTAATTGACGATAACGCAGTCTTTGAAGTGCAAATAACTGAATAGGAGGTACACATGGCTTACGTAGCAAGTGATTTATACAAAGTTGGTGGTGCTAATCCTGGTATGTGGATATACAAATCTACAGAAGCAGTTGGCGACATTGACAACTCAGGGTACTTTAATAGTGCTACTAATGAGTTAAAGCAGTTTGATGTTATAGTTATTATAAGTGCTACTGGTGGTACACCAGCAGTAGACTTAGCAACTGTAACTTCAGCTACAGGAGCGGCAACAGTAACAGTCGCACTTTTAGCATAACTTAACAAGGAGTGGGGAGAGCAATCTCCCCAAACCTATATGGCAACAACAAAGATAGATATATGTGCAAGAGCATTAGTAATGATAGGAGCAAGTCCTATTAGTTCTTTTTCAGATGGCACTACAGAAAGTACAGTAGCGAGTAACTTGTACTTAGATACAATTAAAAATATGTTATCAAGTTATCGTTGGAGGTTTGCTAGTAAACAAGCACAGCTTTCAAAATTAACTGATACACCAGATCATAGATGGGATTCAGCATATCAATTACCCTCAGACTTAGTAGGATTACATGGTGTGTTTGTAAATGATACACCTATTAAATTTGAAAGATATGGAGATATGGTCTATAATGATGCAGTATCAAGCGATAGTGTATATGCAGATTATACTTTTTATGATGAGTCAGCAACAAATCCTGAAGTATTTTTTCCACCATATTTTATATTCTCAGCAGAATTAGTACTAGCTTCTATATTTGCTTTTGCTGTAGCACAGAATACATCATTATCAGATTCATTAGAAATTAAATCACAAAGGCAAATAGCTTTAGCTAAAAACTTAGATGCACAACAAAGAACATCCAGTAGGTTACGTACTACTAGATTCACTAATACTCGTAACTCAACAGGACTTGGTAATATTACTGGAACTGTGGAGTAAGTGTGGCAAAAACTAGAGCAATACTAAGACAATTAAAAACAACTTTTCAGGCTGGTGAATTAGATCCTATGATGAACTTGCGTAGTGATACTTCTGCCTATACAAATGGAGCAAAGAAAATGCAAAATGTATCTTTGTTTTCACAAGGTGGTTTTAAAAGACGTAATGGTACAAAACGATATGCAAGTTTACCTGGCAATGCTAGACTAGTAGGTTTTGATTTTGATGATAATGAACAGTATATATGTGCATTTAGTAATACAAGAGTAGATATATATTATTTAGGAAACGATAGTTTAACGCAAACTATTACATCATGTCCTTGGGGAACATCTATTTTATTTGAAATGCAATTTACACAAGCTGGTGATACTATGATAATTACACATCCTAGTATGGCAACACAAGTTATAACAAGAACAAGTCTTACAGCATTTAGTAGATCTAACTTTGCTTTTGATACTGATACAGAAAATGTATACCAACCATATTATAAATTTGCATCTAGTGCAGTAACATTATCATCAAGTGGTACTACAGGATCAGTAACAATTACATCTAGTGCAGATCATTTTAATGCTGATTATGTAGGTTCTTATATTAAAATAGAAAATACTACTTTAGAAATTACAGGACACACAAATGCAACTACAGTTACAGCTACAATAGAAGGCACACTGAAAAAAAAATTAATCAATGATCCTTTTACTACAGCAGTAGGTACAAAAACAATTACTGTAAATGATCCTTTACATGGATTAACAAATAATGCAAGTGTTACTATAGCTGGTGCTAATACAGTAGATACAATTACTGCTGGTAATATTAACGGAGCAAGAACCATAACAGTATTAAATGAAGATAGTTATAGTTTTACTGCTGGTGGATCTACTAATGCAGATAATACTGATGCTGGTGGTGGAACTGCTGTATTTATTACAAGTCCAAATCAAGCAAATACAGAATGGCAAGAACAAGTTTTTAGCACAGTAAGAGGTTATCCAGCTTCAGCAACATTTCATGATGGTAGGCTGTGGTTTGGTGGTTCATCTAGTTTACCAGATTGGTTATGGGCATCTAAAGTAGATCAGTATTTTAATTTTGATCTTGGTGAATCAGATGATGCAGATAGCATACAATCTTCTATTGGTGCATCACAAGTAGCTGACATAAGACATTTACAATCTAATAGACACTTACTTATATTTACAGCTAATGGAGAATTTTTTGCTCCACAAGCTACACAATCTGTTTTAACTCCTAGTAATTTTACAGCACGTAGACAAACTACACATGGATGTAGTCATGTAAATATAAAAACATTAGAAGGTGGTGCTTTATTTGTACAAAAGCATGGTAGAGCAGTAAGAGAATTATTATTTACAGATTTAGAATTATCTTACTCAGCTACAAACATTAGTGTATTAGCTAGTCATTTAATAAATACTCCAATAGATATGACTATATTACAAGGTACAGCAGAACGACCAGAATCTTATGCAATATTTATAAACACAGATGGTACTGCTGGTGTGTTTCATGCAGTTCGTTCTGAAAAATTAGCTGGTTGGACAGAATGGAAAACAACAACAGGTGCTACATTTAAAAGTATAGAAGCAGTAGGAAGTAGATTATTCTTTACAGTATATAGGAATTCAACTTATTATATAGAAGAAATGGGAACAGAAGAAAATACATTAGATCATTCAAGTACTTTTACAATAGGAAGTGCTGGTACTACATTTACAGGACTAAGTAATTATGCTAGTAAAACTGTAAATGTACGTAGTGGTGATTATCATATGGGTACATTTGCAGTAACTAGTGGTGGTGTATTAGAACTGTCTTCTGGATTTGATACTACAACTATTACAGTAGGATATGATTATGATGTAGAAGTAGAAACTATGCCAGTAGAAACAGTAGTAACAACTGGTTCTTTACAAGGTAAACCTAAAAGAATTAGTAAAGTAGTATTAGGTTTAAACTCTGCATTAGCTACTACTATATCAAATAACAAACTTACACTTAGACAAGTAACAGATGATTTATCAAATGCACCTACACCAATAACAGGTAAAAGAGATTTCTATTTGTTAGGTTATAATAAAGATGCGACAGTTAGTATAACACAATCAGATCCTTTACCAGTAAGAATAACAGGATTAATTATGGAGTATATGTTTTAATGTGTGACCCAGTATCAGCGGCAGTAGCGGCAACAGCAATAACTGCTGGCTCTCAAATATATCAAGGAAAAGTTCAAGCAAGAATGGCAGAAAACAGTAATGCTTTGATGAAGTTTCAAACATCTGAACAAATTACTGAAGTAAAAGAACAAAAAAGAATAAATGCAATTCAAGCTAGAGAAGAAGAAATAGAAAGAAGAAGACTGCTAGAACAAGATTTATCAGCTTTAACTGCTTACAATCGAGGTTTTAGTTCATCAAGTAAAGACAATATTAAATCAACTGCACAAGAATTATTTGGAGCAGATGTAGCAACTAATAGATTTAATTTAACTATAGCTAATACACAAGCTGATAGACAAATAGGTGTATTAACTGCTCAAGGAAATATGCCTAGTTATGCTAGTTCTATAAGAACTGCATCCTACATAAATGCAACAGCTACAGCTTTTAGTGGATATAGTAATTATCTATCTGTTAAAACTCCAACACCTACTAAACCTACAGTTACAAGTAGTTACACTCCTGGTGGTGTTACAAATGTAGCTAGTCGTGGACCAGGGAAAACAACAGGTTTTGCAAATAAAGGATATACATTTAAAGGATAATAATGGTAACAAGATATAAAGATACAAGAAGAATAAGAACAGCAGATAAACCAAAGGTAAACTATAATATATCTATAGATACTACTGGTCAAGAATCTATAGCTAAATCTTTAATACAAGCTAGCCAAACTATAAGTAATGTATATATGCAAAAAGCAAAAGAAAATGCATTAAGGCAAGCACAACTAGATCAAAGTCAAGCACCGATAGAAATGATTGATGGAGTTCCTCAGTATAAAGAAATGTCAGAAGGAGGAACTATATACAATGATGCTTACAATCAAGCATCAAGAGTAGCTTATGAAAATTCTTTAGAAAATTCTGTTACTTCTAAAATTAATAGAATAAAAAAAGAATTTTATGAAGATCCAATAAAAAGACAAGATGTAAATAATTTAGCTAGTATGTTAGATAATGAATTAGCACCAATGAGAGATAATGTTTCTCCTCAATTTTTAAACAAATTTGATATTATAGTTGGAGATAAAGTAAATCCTTTATTATCTAGTGTTACAAAAGAAAATGCAAATTTAGCTAGAAGCAATAAAGTATCTGCATTAACACAACAAAATAAAAGATTAGAAAGTGAATTAATGGCAATGTTACCTGTAAGAGATAAAAATGGTAAATTAATATTATCTGATAAATATTATCAGAAAAGAGAAGAATTAAAACAAAATATTATTACCACTAATATGATATCTAATGGTACGTATTCTATTGAAAATATAAATCAAATAGATGCAAATTTATTAGGATTTGTTGAATATAATAAACTAGCATATAAACTTAACGAAACAAATGAATTAGGAGAACCTAAAGTAACAATAGGTCAATTAGATACAATAAGACAAATTTTAAATGGTGATCCTAATAAAAAAGTAGTACTTGATGATGGAACTATTTTTGACAAAAAGAATGTAGATAAATTATATCCATCAAATGAAATAAAAAATTCAGTAAGAGAAAAATTTAATACTTATTATAATCAAAGATTAAGAGGAGATACATCATATGGTAATGCTGTAACTGAAATGGATAATATAGTAACAGAATATAATATTTTAATTGATGAAAAAAAATTATCTATTGATGAAATAAGAGAACAAAATAAAATTTTTGAAGGTAAGATAAATGATATTGAAGGTGGCGATAGTATTAAACAAAAGGCACAACTTAATCAAGCAAAAAATAAAGCTATAAATATAATTAAAAGTAAAACGTCAAGTATAACTTCAGACATAAATGAAAATAATTATAAAAGTAATTTAAAAAATGTAGCTAAAGATGTACAAATAAATTTAGGAACAGATTATAATTCTTTTCAAGAAGCAGTAAAGAATTATATACTATTAGATTCTGACTCTACTGAAGCTAAACAATTACAAACAGTAAATGAACAAACTTTTGAAACAACAAAAAAATTTATTACTGAAGCATCAGTGCAAAATGTAGATATAATACAAGAATTAATAGAAATAGTAGAAGGTAACAAAACATTAGTACCAGGAGAAATACTAGGTCATACAAGAAAAGATTTATATAATAAATTAAAGCCACTTAAACCATTTATTTTAAATGAATTAAAAGCATTTAAATCTACAAATAAACAACCAAGTGCTAGATCTATATCAAATAAAAAAATAATAAGTAATATTACAGCTAGTGAACCAAATAGGTTATCTGCATTAAGTACTTCAAGTAGTGATGTAAATAATTTAATAAATGATTTAATAAGCGACAATGAAGTATCAAATACAGATATAGAAGTATTTACAAAGTTAATAGAAAATGGTTATAAAGCTACTCAATTAGGTGTAATAATAAAAGATACACTAGCTACAGGCAATGTAGATAATTTAAATAAAATAGTAGTTCCTTTAATAGATGCAATAGATAAAGCAAAACAGCCATTAGAAAAAATAAATTTAAGTAATGTAAATTATGGTTTTGTAAAATCATTTATGACTGTTAGTCCAAATCAAAGACAAGATGTAATGACAGCATATGTTAATTTTAAATCGGATAAAACTAGTGATAGAATTAAATTGCAATTAGCTACTATATTTAATGAATTTAATGATACACCTTCAGATTTAGCAAATGTAGTAAAAAAAAGTGAGAATAAAGTTTTTCAAGATGTAGTAGCAGAAGTATACAATGATTTATTTAATAAAATAGATGAAGAAAAAAGACATAAATTAAAAGATGCTATAGAAAAACAATTACATTTTACTTTATTTAATAATGTTTTAAGAAATGAAACTATTGAAATAAAAAAAAATGATTTTAAAAATGAAATAAAGGATATATTAGAAATAACTACAGATGGTGATATGCCATCTTATAAATTAAATGATGATGCAGTTACTAATGTAAATGAAGATTTTACTTATACACATAATGTAATTACAAATAATCAAGGAGAACAAATAGAAGCTGATATTAACAATCCATATGCACCAATAATAAAATCTGCTGAAAGATTCGGTGAGTATTTTGGTTCAGATAGATTTCATTTTGGTGCTATACTTACAACATTAAATGTATATCAACAAATAAAAGAACAAAATGGAACTATAAATTTAAGTGAAGCTGGTAGAAAACAAAACACTTGGAAAGGTAAACTTTCAGAAATAAGTAGAGGTATAGGTATAAATAAAGTAAAAGAAGAAACTGCTTTTGAAGGGATAGTAGGAGATGTAATAGGAAATCAAACAGAAAATAATAACATGGTTGATGCTTTTACTATAGATGGTATGCCAGTATTACCAGAAAATTTAAAATATGTATCTAATCCAAACTTAGCAAGTAATGAAAGATATGTAAAAGTAACTTTTAGAACAGATGGACAAGATGAAGTTTTACCTATAATGAATAACAACAATGAACCAATAGTTATTACAATACCTGAAAATAAATCTGATATATTAAGGTATACTTCAAATCAATATTCATTTGAAAAAGAAAGAATACTAAATGTAAACCCTGAAAAAGCTAAGTTTATACAAGAAAACATAGATATGCTAAATACTAATTCTGGTGCAAATAATATAGCATTAAATATTGATAACGCAAAAATAGTTAATAAAAAATTAAATCCAGTAAAAAAATTATTACCATTATCAAATAATAAATATGGAGATATTTTAGTAAAAGAAAGAAATATTATAAATCATAATAGGTCATTTTATACATTATCTATAGAAGCAAATGAAAGTTTTAATGAATCTTATTCTGATTATATAATAGAAAAAAATAATAAGTTTTACATACTACCTAGTAGAGAAATACAAAAAGTAGAAGATACAAATATATATAAAATATTTCCTATAAGTGAAAAAGAATCTTTAAAAAAATATTTTAATATAAATAAAATGCCAGTATATGATTCTAAAGAACAAGCTAATGAAGGTTTGAAAAGAATTAATAGAGTTAAAATGGAAGATAAAAAACTTATACAATGAAATTAAGTCCTAGAAAAAATTTAACATTTAATGCAATACCAGAAAACCCTCCCAGTTTTTGGGAAAATGTAGCCAATGAATATAGGTATAGTTATTTACCATCTGTTCATGCAATAAAACAATTAGCTATAGGAAAACCAGATCCAAATTTTACAGTTACTAATGATATGTTAGTTGATGAACCATCAGAATTAATTGATGAATTGATTAATTCTAAAAGTCAACAAGAGTATGATTATCATAAAAACTTATACAAACGTATGAGTAATTTAAAAAATACAATGGGAGTTCATGGTGGATTTGGTTCAGCTTTATTTTCTGGTATATTAAGACCTGAAAATTTAATACCATTACCTGGAGCATTAGGTGTAGGTTTTGCAAAAGGAGCATTAAGAGTAGGTGCTGGATCTGCTGGTATTACTGCTGGAACAGAAATAATAAGAGCTCCATCAGATCCTACATATCAACCAACAGAAAGTGTATTTGCTATAGGTGGTTCTGCTTTTTTTGGTGGGTTATTAGGTGGTGCTATAGGTAAAGTAACAGCTAATAGAATAGGTAAAAATATATCTAATGCTACAGCTTACGATAATGGACAAGATGCTGTAACAAAAAAAGTAAAGGTTAAAGGTAAAGCACCTAATGATAAAATGGCAAAAGAAGTTACTACACCAGTAATGAATATAGAACCTAACACTATCTTAAAAGAAGAAGGAGTAATTCCAGTAGAAGAAGACCCTAGATTAAATGCTCAATTAGATACAGGTTATCAAAAAACAGGAGTTGGATATGAATTTTTTACAAGAGGTTCTACTTTAGGAAATTTATTACACAGAACAAATAGTCAATTAATGGAAGATTGGGTTATCTCAGTAGTAGGAGATGCTGGTGCTAATACAAAAAAGGTTGCTAGAGGTGGAGTTCCTTTTACAAGAGGTACGGTAAATTTAAATCGTGGACCATGGTATGGAGCATCTTATGGTTATATAGAAGACATGAGAGATATATGGTTAAAAAGTAAAGGTATACAAAGTCCAAGAATAGTTGGCACTCAAAATTTATCTTTTACTGCTGAAAATATAAGAACAAAAATAAACAAAGCAGAATCATTTGAAGAATATACAGAGAGAGTAACTAAAGCAAATATAAAAGCATCTTATTTTGGTAATGATGATGTAATAGCAAATGAACCTAAATATGTATTAGATGGTGTAAGGCTTACTAGATCATTAAATGAGAGAACATTACAAGAAGGGCAAGATGCTGGTTTAATGAATACTAGTAAAAATTTAAATACAAAAATGGATGCTTTAGCAAAATTTTCTGGAGATAGAGTTTCTAAATTAGAGCAATTAAAATCACAAATAC